ACCCTGGGCCTGTCGATGATGCTGGGCGGCGTCGCCCAGATGCTGTCGCCCCAGCAACGCGTGCTGAGCGCCAAGGACGGCCCGGAAAACGGCGCCTCCTACAACTTCAACGGACCCGTGAACACCACGGCGCAGGGCAATCCCGTGCCGCTGCTGTACGGGGAAATGTTCGTCGGCAGCGCCACGATCTCCGCAGGCATTTATTCGGAAGACCACGTATGAAACAACGACATCGCATCAGGAACAAGGCGCCTTCGGGCGCCTTTGCTTTTGGCGGCAAGCGGGCGCCCGGCAGCCAGGACCTTATCGGCCACAAGGGCAAAGGGGGCGGCGGCGGCCGTGCGCCGGTGGAATCGCCGGACAGCCTGCACAGCACCGCCTATGCCCGCGTCATCGACCTGCTGGGCGAAGGCGAGATCTACGGCCCCGTGCACGGGCTGGACAACGCCTTGCGCGACGTCTACCTGAACGGCACGCCCGTGGCCAACGAGGACGGCTCGCTGAACTTCACCGGCGCGTCCATCGACTTTCGCACGGGTACCCAGCTGCAGGACCCGCTGCCCGGCTTTCCCGCGTCGGAAAGCACCATCGGCATCAATGCCGAGCTGAAGTCCGGCCAGCCGTGGAACCGCCTGTTCACCAATCTGCAGGCGTCCGCTGTGCGCATCACGCTGGCCGTGGAAGGCCTGAGCCGCGCGGACACCAAGAACGGCGACATCAACGGTTATCGGGTGGAATACCTGATCGAGGTGAACACCGACGGCGCCGGCTACCAGGTGGTGCTGTCCACCGCCTTCGATGGCAAGACCACGCAGCGCTATACCCGTTCGCATCGCATCGACCTGCCGCGCGCGCGCCAAGGCTGGAACATCCGCGTGCGCCGCATCACGCCCAACGCCAACAGCAACACCATCTCCGACCGGACGATGGTGGATACGGTGACCGAGATCGTCGATGCCAAGCTGCGCTATCCGATGTCGGCCGTGGTGGGCATCAAGATCGATGCCTCGCAGTTCCAGAGCATCCCGACCCGCGCCTACCACGTGCGCGGCCGCATCATCCGGGTGCCCTCCAACTACCACACGGACCTGCGCAGCTACGACGGCGTGTGGGACGGCACCTTCAAGCTGGCCTGGACCAACAACCCGGCCTGGGTGTTCTACGACCTGATCAGCAACGACCGCTATGGCCTGGGCACCCGCGTGCCCGCCGGCTGGCTGGACAAGTGGGGCCTGTACCAGATCGGGCGCTATTGCGACGAGATGGTCGACGACGGCTTTGGCGGCAAGGAACCGCGCTTTACCTGCAACGTGTATCTGCAGCAGGCGGCCGACGCCTATCGCGTGGTACAGGACTTCGCGTCGATCTTTCGCGGCATGGCCTATTGGGCCAACGCCGCAGTGTTCGCGTCGGCCGACATGCCGGGCGATCCGGTCTACACCTTCTCGTCGGCCAACGTGGTCGAAGGCAAGTTCAACTACGTCGGGTCGGCACTGACCACGCGCTACACGGTGGCGCTGGTTTCCTGGAACGACATGTCCGAAATGGGCCGCCAGAAGGTCGAATACGTCGAGAATCGCGAAGGCATTGCGCGCTACGGCATCCAGCAGATCGAAGTGACGGGCTTTGGCTGCACGTCGCGCGGCCAGGCGCATCGCATTGGCAAGTGGATGCTGCTGACGTCCAACATGGAAACGCGTTCGGTGACGTTCTCGGTGGGGCTGGACGCCTGCCGCGTGCGGCCGGGCAGCGTCATCCGTGTGGCCGACCAGCACCTGGCCGGCCGCCGCATCGGCGGCCGCATCCATGAAGGCAGCGCCAGCAAGATCACGGTGGATGCCGAACTGGGCGTGCGCCCCGGCGACCGGCTGACGGTCAACCTGCCCAACGGCCTGTCGGAAACCCGCGTGGTCGCCAAGGCGGTGGGTACGGGCCTGACGGCGGACAACACCGTCTTCACGGTGGATTCCACCGAACTGACGGCCGATCTGGTGGGCCTGCCCGGCACGGTGCTGCACATCACCGTCACCACGCCGTTCTCGCAGGCGCCCGAGGCCGAGTGCGTCTGGACGCTGGAATCCGAAGTGCTGTCGGCGCAGACCTTCCGCGTGCTCAGCGTGAAACGCAAGGAAGGCCTGGTTGCCGAGATTTCGGCGGTGCAGCACGAGCCCGGCAAGTTCGATAACGTGGACTTCGGCACCCGCCTGGACCCCAAGCCCATCACCGTGGTGCCGCCGTCCGTGCAGCCGGCGCCCACGAACATCCGCCTGGCTTCGCGCTCGGTGATCGACCAGGGCATGGCGCGCCACGTCGGTGTGATCAGCTGGGACGCGGCGGCGTCGGCCGTGGCCTATCAGGTGCAATGGCGCCGCGACAATTCCGACTGGGTCGAAGCGGGCCGCACCGGCGCGCTGACCCTGGAACTGCCGGACATCCGTGCCGGCGCCTATGTGGCGCGCATACGCGCCATCAACGTGGCGGACGTCTCGTCGGTGTGGGTCAATTCCACCGAGACGAAGCTCGAAGGCGACATCGCGCCGCCGCCTGCGCTGGCGTTGCTGGCCACCAAATCGCTGGTGTTCGGCATCGACCTGCGCTGGGCCTTCCCGGAAGGGCGTTTCACGGCGCAGCGTACCGAGATCTGGTACAGCGCATCCAACGACCGTGCCAGCGCCATCAAGCTGGGCGACTATGCCTTCCCGCAAAGCGCCCACACCTTGATGGGGCTGTCGGCCGGCAAGCGTTTCTACTTCTGGGGGCGCATCGTTGCGCTGAACGGCGAGATCGGCGCCTGGTATCCGGGCGAGCAGGGCGTGATGGGCGAGGCCAGCTGGCAGGCCAGCGAGATCCTGGAATACCTGAACGGGCAGATCAGCCGCGACGAGCTGGCCAAGGAACTGGTCGGCACCATCGACGGCCTGACCGACGGCCTGGAGGAAACCCGGGCGGCGATCACCGCAGAGGAAATCAAGCGCGCCGACGAGGATGGCGCATTGGCCTCGCGCGTGGATACGGTCATGGCGACCGCCAACGGCGCGGCTGCCGGGGTGCAAGAGACCCGCTCCGCGTTGGTCGATGTAGACGGCCAGCTGAAGGCCACCTACAGCATCCGCGCCCAGATCACGAAAGGCGGTGATATCTATGCGGCCGGCATGTCGATGGGCGCCTACGCCCAGCCCGACGGGACGGTGCAGAGCTCGGTGTATTTCCTGGCGGACCGCCTGGCGCTGTTGAACCTGGCGAACGGCCAGACCACCACGCCCTTCGTGATCCAGGGGGGGCAGACCTTCATCAACGATGCGGTGATCGGCACGGGTCGGATCACCAACGCGATGATCCAGAGCCTGGAGGCAGGCAAGATCAACGCGGGGTTCATGAGCGCGGAACGGATCGACACCGGGTCGTTCAACGCCAAGGTGGCCAATATCGGTCAGGCCTACATCAAGCGCGCGCACATCATCGACGCGCAGGTGGATACGCTGGCCATCGCGGGTAACGCGGTGACGATACCGGTGGCGTGGTCTGGCACAGGCGCTGGCTCGGTGTCGCTGGTCAGCAACGTGGCGGGGCCCGCCGTCATCATTGCCTATCGCGGCGGGTATCCATCCCAGCCTAGCGCACTGAGGATACTCGCGAACAATGTCCAACTGGATCGAGTGGAGCCTTCCTATACCTCCACGACGCCCAATGAGGGTGGCGGTCTCATTTACAACACGATGCCCTTGTCGGTCATGGCGGTGACGCAGTTGCCAGCGGGAACGTCGACCATCACCGTGAATTCCGAGGGCTACACCGGCAATGCGCCGCTTCGGCTGCTTGCCCTGATGGTCAAGAGGTAAAGACATGGAAACTGTTTCTTTCTACGACGCCGACGGCCGCATCGTCGGTGTGATGAGCGGGCCGCACGACTGCATCGTCGCCACCGGCCAGCACAACCAACAGCAATGGGTCGACGGCCGCAGCGATCCCGACACGCATTATGTGAAACAGGGCGTCCTGACGCCGCGGCCGCAGAACCCGGCGGTCCTCGATGGCGGAACGCTGTCCGGCTTGCCGGTGCCCAGCACCATCAACATCGGTGGCGTCGACTACCCCTGCGACGAGCCCGTCGCTGAACTGGCTTTCGACCAACCTGGCACCTATCGAATCGTCGTCCGGGCCTGGCCCTATCTGAACAAGGAGTTCACCGTTGAAAATCCGGCACTATGAACCGTATGCGCCGCTGCGCGCACGCGCCTATCCCGCCATCGGCGACCAGCTCGACGCGATCATGAAGTTCGCCCAGCATCTGCAATCGTCGGGCCAGGTCTTGCCCGACGAAGTGGCGCAGTGGGTGGCGCAATGCAACCACGTCAAGCAGCGCTTTCCGAAGACTGCGGGCAGCGGCGCCGAGCCGCTGCCCGCCGCCTAGCGACGCCCAGCGAGAGCAGACCATGACACAACAACTGAAGACCATCCGCCTCTACGGCAGGCTGGGCGCGGAGTTTGGCCGGTTGCACCGGCTGGCCGTGTCCAGCACGTCCGAGGCGATCCGTGCGCTGTGCGTCCTGCTGCCCGGCTTTGAAAACCGCCTGCTCGACAGCGAATCCAAGGGGGTGCGCTACGCCTGCTTCATCGGCCGGCGCAACTTGGGCGAAGACGAGCTTGCGCGGCCGGCGGGCAACGAAGACATCCGCATCGCGCCCATGCCGACGGGCGCCAAGCGCGGCGGCCTGATGCAGGTGGTGGTGGGGGTGGCGTTGATCGTCGCGTCCTTCATTCCTGGTTTGAACGCCATCGCCTGGGGCGCCATGACGCTCTCGGGCGCCATGGCGTCGATGGGCATGGCCATGGCCCTTGGGGGCCTGGTCCAGATGCTGAGCCCCCAGCAGCGGGCGTTGAGCGCCAAGGACGGGCCCAACAACGGCGCGTCGTACAACTTCAACGGCCCGGTCAACACGACGGCACAGGGTAATCCCGTGCCGCTGCTGTATGGCGAGCTGATCGTGGGTAGCGCTACGATTTCGGCCGGCATCTACTCGGAAGACCAGGTGTAA